CAGTGAGCAGGAGAGGTATCAAAAGCGCTAGGTCAAGGTTATCCGTCTGAACTGCAGGCATAGCTGCATCGTCGGAGTCGTTCGAGTATGCAAACGGTGTAACTTGGTACGGGTTGAATCCATCAAGCTCATTATCAAGCATGAGGTCGGCAATTATATCCCCGCTTTGATCTATGATCACAAACTGCGTATCGGTATAGACGTAATAGACCTGCTGGTCAATCCCGTTGGCCAAGCTTCGCTTTTCCATGCAAAGGATAATCACGTCCGGGCTCGAATTATCGACACGGCTGGCATTCATAACAAGGAACTGATGATTCGGAACAGTCCTGATGAAAGGCTGCCTGATCCTTGCATCCAGGCTTGATGGAGTCGGATTATCTTTCAGACCGATCTGCAAAAGAGCATAGTAGAAAGCGTTGAATTTGAAATTGTTCTTTCCCATCTTTCGATTGAGGTTAAACTTTCGTTCATACCACTGCATGAGCTCGATATCTGAATCAGTCCCTTTTTCAACCGTCCTCATGATCGGCTGATCATAAATGCGGGTGAGCTTATCAATAATTTTGCGGAAAACGTTAATAGGAGCCTTCCTTGTGCTCGCAGACTGAAAGGACTTTACGCCGAGATCTTCTTTCATCCTTGCTTCGAGCAGTCCCTGGATCGCTCCGTCAAGGATTTCCTGAATTTTCTCGTTATAAGCAAGGCGATCCTTTTCCTGGCGGATAAAGGCTGCAATTTTCTTTCGGTCGTATTCAGAAAATAGGTCAATCATAGTTGAATCACCTTCGTTTTTTGTGAGCCTTCATCTTTCGCGTGGCATATTGCATAGCCTATCGCTGTCGTCACATGCTGATAGCGTTTGCTGTCGTCCTCAATCGAAGTCCCTTCCTTTTTCCTGGCCAGCTTCATCCCCTGGTTAAGGACCGGACAGTCATGATACACAAAAAGCCTAGTCTCTTTTTTGGCATTCTGACACATTGCGTTAACCGTTGTCCATCGCCTGACCAGCGGGGGATTAGTTCGCGGTACTGCCAGCTGGCAAATGAGCCGCCGCTGCGCAAACCATTCCTCTATGAGCTCGTAATTTGACCTGAGCGAGTTCGATGAACGCGCCCGCCCTGTCGCATCGCCATACACTATGAACTTTTGAAAGCCCTGGAATACGCCCTTCGCCTCCAAATCGTCCAGGTTATCAATGCACCATTTGGCATCGTCGATGATGGATTCATGATAAAAATGGAAGGATTGATCCGGCCTAAGCTGAAAAACCGCACAGGACTGAGGTTTACCTTCTGCCGTGTTAAAGTCAAAAGCTATGCGAAGGGGAAGCGTCATGTCCGCCTTATAAGTCTGCTTGAGAAAGTTATTCTCTTCCGAATATGCATGATAGATACCTTTCCCAGCAATTGATATCCACCGTCCGCGCAGGTAGCGCTCTGCTTCCAGTACCGAATAATCCTGCATAAGCTGATCTGTATACACGCGGTCAAGGTATGGGTTATCGCTTGTGATCGAATAATAAACCTTTCGGCTTTGGAAGGTTTCAGCGCCTTCGATGAAATATTTGTACCAAAACGAATCCGGCTCATCCGGGTTGGTAGCAGCGATCAGGATATTCTGCGTGACTTGCGGGATACGTCTGAGACGGGCCTTCAGGATTTTAAACCCGGGTTCGAAGTCGTCGTCGTTCTCCGTTAATTCCTCGATAAGCACCATGGACAGTTTCAAAGATCGAAACTTTTTATAGCGCTGGTCCCCCCAAGTCACGGAAATAATGCGTGAGCCATTGATGAAGTCGATTTCCCCGGTATTGTTTCGCGCCGTGAAGTGCTCGCCCTCGATCATGCTGTCCTGCAGGTGCTCAAGGATTTCCCGGAAGAGAGTTTTCTTAAGGTCCGAAAGCGAGCGCCGACCGATCGCAACGCATGCGCCTGGGTATTCAATGCAGTGCCTGATAGCTATGTGAGCGAGAAGAATTGACTTCGCCGACCCGACCGACCCACTCAGGAGTATTTCGGGAGTGAATAGCCTATAGTCATGGTTTCCAATGAAGCGGAGAACGTCGCACTGGTAACCAAATGGGATGAAGCCAGACAAGTTAGCCTTAGAAATAACCGGCTTTTCTACTCCCATTTAAACCTTCTTTGGATCATAGGCCAGCCGAATTCGGTTCTTTTCGTCGTCTGGCTGCGCGTTGCTATCGATGTTCGATTTCGAATAATAGTCTGGAAAGCGGCGCGACATAAGGAATTGGATCATCTTGTCGTTTGCTTTTTTTAGGTGTTCATGGTCGGTGATCGCCTCACCGTCTTTGGTCTTCCTCTTCTGGTGAGCGGCCCCGGTGGCTATCGTCATCGCCAGTTTTTCCCACCAGCGTTGTGATTCCTCTTTACCAAGCTCACAGGCATTACGAAACTCAGGATGTCTTTGCTGCCATTCTAGGAAGGTTTTTCTGGGCACTCCTATCTCTGCGCAGCACGCAGCAATGCTTTCGCCTTTGCTCATAAGTCGCCGAACGATGTCGCAATACTCTGGCCTGTACTTCTCAGGTCGCCCTATTTTTTTCCTTTCGTTTAACTGATCTGACATGCTGCCGACCTTTAAATTCCGCAATTGCTCTGTATTTCATAAACATAATATGCCAGATTTGCTGCTGTTGATCAACCATGAAGTTCCGTTGTAGGATTTGAAAACAAAACCTCAAAAGTCGGATTTCTATATGCAAATTGAATCGATTGAAATTGAAAAATTGGTTTTTGACCCCTCAAATGCTCGTAAGCACGGCATCAAAAACATCGATGCTATTAAGGGTAGCTTGGCTAAATTCGGCCAGCAAAAGCCTGTGGTGATTGACGATAAAAACATAATCCTTGCTGGCAATGGAACCGTAGCAGCGGCAAAGGAACTTGGCTGGAAATCTATAAATGCCGTTCATTCAAACCTGATCAGTGAAGTCCAAAAAACTGCTTTTGCTATTGCTGACAATCGAACTGCAGAGCTTGCGGATTGGGACGAAGGTGTATTAACTCAACATCTTCTTTCTCTTCAGGCTGAAGACTTTGATCTTGGTGATATTGGGTTTGATGACCTCGATTTGAAAAAGATTTTAGGAGATGGTGACGAATCTCTGCCAGAAAATATAGAAGCCGGTAAACCAGAGTGGCTTATTGTTATTGAATGCGATGATGAATCACATCAAGGTTCTTTGTTTGATGAACTTCAACAACGTGGTGAAAAATGCAAGATTATGTAGTTAGATTACAGAGTCCTGTTTCTACGTCTTTTAGGTGTCAAAAAGCAGCAAACTCTCTTGATATCAATGTTGAAAAAAAATCCCTACATGAGCTGAAGGTTTCAGCTGATTTAAAGACTTTCTTCAACATTGGTCTGATCATTGGTTCATCTGGATCTGGAAAAACAACACTGGCCAAACAAATATATGGATCTGATGTTTTTGAATCTAAAATTGATGCCTCGCAAACTATCCTCGACCAATTTCCGAAGGAATGGAGTTATGACGAATGCGCAGAGGCTTTGGCCGGCATTGGCCTAACTGCAGTGCCCTGCTGGATTCGTCCGGTATATACCCTCTCAAATGGCCAGAAAGCACGAGCTGAAGCCGCGCTGGCTCTTTCAAGAGATGACGGCCTGATTGTGATAGACGAATGGACGAGCGTTGTGGATCGTACTGTCGCGAAGGTTATGAGCCATTGCGTTCAAAAAATGGCGAGACGCTCAAATAAAACTATTGTTTTGCTTTCCTGTCATTATGATGTTGTAGACTGGTTAAACCCTGATTGGATTATAGACTGCAATAAACAAACATATGAAAACAGGAGGTCAATGGTTGGTACGTATGAACGTACTGACCGGCTTCGATTTGAAGTGCGCGAAACAGATTCGAAACAGTGGAAATTCTTTCAAAAGTTTCACTATTTAAGTGCAAATCTTCCGGGAGGAAAAGTCTATTATTACGGTTTATTTGAGGAACAGACACAAATAGGATTTGTTTGTTATGCCGCCTATGTTCCTGGCAATCATAAAACATTTTTTTTCAATAGATTGGTTATTCACCCAGATTATTGTGGTCTTGGTTTAGGTCTACCCTTTGTAAATGCGACAGCTGAACATATGATTGGAAGAGGGTTTGAAGTTAGAACAAAATTCTCATCACAACCTACTTATCGGCTTTTGAAAAAAGATCCGCGATGGATCTGCACCAATATTTCC